TGCCTTGATATTTTCGGCTTTGGATTTTGCCTTCCAAATACACCTGACTACCTTTTTTCAAGTATTGCCCGGCGATTTCGGCGAGGCGGCGGTACATGGTGATGTTATGCCATTCTGTACGCTCTTGACGCTGACCGCTTTGGTCTTTCCAGCTTTCGCTTGTAGCGACGCTGAAATTACAGACGGCGTCGTCATTTGGCATATAGCGTATAGTTGGTTCTTGACCAAGCCTACCAATTAGGATTACTTTGTTCAGCATTTTTGCTTCCTTTTAAAACTGTTTTTACAGGCTTCCAAACGGTTCGCCCGTTCACTTCCTGCGCCTGCCTGATTCCTACGATGTGGATGTCAGGATTGCCCGCCGATAGCCTGATAAACTCCTCCGCTGTTTCAATCGACGAATATTCAGGGCTGATTTGGTAGCGGCTGTTACTTAACCGCTTCCATTTGCGCGTATCCTCGTACCACTTGGAATCCTCTTTGTTGTAAACAAGCCGCCGCCGTTTTTCTTCTTCGGGACGGCTCTTTCCGAAAACGGCAAACATTTCAGTCGTCCTTAAATTCTTCATACCCATCAATGGTAATAATTCGTCGTTGACTGGATATTCCGCCGTTTTTATTCATAACGTTGCCAATTGCGGTAAATTCGCCGTCGCGCAGTTCTGCAAAGTTGAGTAGGATTTTCAGTTTTACCGGACCATTTTTATTGGCGAGAATGGTTTTACCAAACTCCCACCCTGTATCTTGTTCAAAAATTTCTTTGCCTACATCAAGATATTCGGCTTCTTTTTCGGCTAGTTTTTTCTTTAATTCAAAAATTTCGCTTTTGTATTGTTTCAGGGTGTTTAAACGATTTTCCATTTTCATCTCCGATTCAGACGACCTTTCAGGCCGCCTGAAATTTTCATTACAGGGCATTGATTTCCGCCTTTTGCTCTTCGGTAAGCGCGTATTCTTCCAACACGGCGGCGACTTCTTTCGCGCCGGTGGATACTGCCTCCACTAATCCCGCGAACAGTTCTTCTGACGGTGTGGGCTTGGTCGGCTCTACTACGTCAGCCGTAATAGTGTTTTCGGCAATTTTCTTAAACCGTTCATGGTTCTCGCTGCCCAGTTTCAGACGACCTGCGGCACCAATATCGGAAAACCATTTTTTGTATTCCTCGATACCCTTGTTTGCCGCCGCTTCGCCATCAGCAATCAGACTATCTATCTCAGGGTCTGCTTTTGCTTCTTTCGGCGTTTCGGGGGCTTGGATGCGTTGCGCCTCGTCTTCGTCGTAGATTCCGCCAAACCCAAACGCCAAACGTGCGGCTTGAATCATGGCTTTGTGTCGGAGCATTCGGCGCGGGTGGCTGTTCCACGGTTGGGTATTGCGTTTACACTCTTCCAGGTATTCGGTTACGGTTGTTGGATGGTTTCGGTCTTTGCGGTAGATTTTGCAAGTGCAGCTTTCGGTATCGGCTGCAAACTCCATGCCGTCGAATTGCGGATGGCTGTTGATGATTCTTGCCCAGCCGTCCACGCCCACAACAGGCGTGATGCCGTTGTTTTTATCGGGGAACGCGTAAATTTCCCTGGTAAACGGGTTTAAGCCGTATTGCGTTGATACAATCATCAGGGCGTTAAATTGCGCGTCTGTCGCATTGCCTTTAAAGGCGGTTGCCTTGAGTGTTTGAACCAGCTCTTGCGGGTCGCCTTGAATGTTGAATTGTTTCGCAAGGGCTACTGCTTGGTTTTGGGCGATACTCATTTTTTAAAATCCTTATTTGTATTGATTCAAAAGCGTTTCGTAATAGGCTTGGCAAGCTGTTACGCGCTCTTTGATTAGTTCGATTTTTTCGTCATCTCGCATGACGGTTACGGTCGTGATGCGCTTTTCAATCGGGATGGCTTCTACAAGGTTGATGTATTTCTCACGGTCTTCCCACGGTTTCAGTAAATCTTCGGGCGTGGGCAGCATCCAAAAATCAATATCGGCGCGGTCGCAATCAAACAGCCACATATAGCCTTGCATTTGCCAGTCGTAACCGGCTTTGATTGCTTTCTTTTCGGCTTCATCGCGGAAAAATGGATGTGTTCCGATGTCCCATGAACACTTCGTGTCAACAATCAGGCGGTCGTCTGAATCGTGAATATCACATTCGCCCGTCAGCCAGTCATTGACGCGCCGTTCGATGTTCTTCCGATACTCTTTTCCGCGTACCAGTCCGCTGTATTTAATGGCGGTTTCTTCCATCAGGTCGCCCTTTTCGGTATAGGCGTTGCCCTCGAAAGATTCAAAGCCGAACAGTTCGCGCTTCGCCATCTCAATCAGTTTGGATTTGGCGGTCTCCGTGATGGTCTCGCCTTTGGTTTTTGGCTTGCCGATGATGTCGGCAATAGATGAACATCGAATCTTCATAATCCACCCTCCCAAAGGCTATCCATATAAACCCGCGCGTCAGATTCCGTCTTGAAAACTTTAACGCCCTCCAACTGCGCCCGCTTTACCTTATCGGGTCGGAACGTAACCTTGTTGTAACCGTCGGGCATGATTCCGACTTGATACCCGCCTCGTACTTTTCGCATGACTACGTTCAGGCTGAGCGGCAAACCCATAAAGCCTTTAACCTTTGCCGAACGGTTGCCGTTCATGGTGTATGGTTGGTGGTAGCTCATTTTGATACCTCCGCATCGCCGCGCGCTTTTTCAAGCGGCGGTAAAGATTGATAAAGTTTTTCGATTTCATCTGCCTTATGGCGCGTCGCTTCTTCGGCTTCGCGTATGGCGGCTTGTCTGATGTCTTCGCGGATGTCTTCGTATGGGTCGTCTAAGGCGTCCACGTCGATAAATGCGGCGTCCGTCGTGTAGTCTGCGTATGCCTGCGCTTTGGCGTATGCCTGCACACCGAAAGCCACTGCTGATGCAATGATTGCAATTACTGTGTATTTCATGATTGTTTCCTCGCTGATTCATGATGTTTAGGATTACCCGCCGACCGCTGCTTATCTCAACACTCGGCGGGCTTGGCTGCTTCTTCGTTCAGCCTGCGCCGCGGCAACCTAAGGAGTTATTGCCCGCGCATTGTCGTGGTTTAAAGCGGTGTAAAACTTTTCAATCAAAACCACCGCCGGCATTCCCACTCACGACTGACGGTCTGCCTACTCTATTCCACTTCATGGGTATTCTTTTCAGGCGGCATTTGTCTGCGCCTGTTCGATGTGTTCGCCGACCAAGCCGTCTATGGCTTCGGCAAAGGTAAAATCTTCTTCTTCGCGGATGGCGAAGATAACGGCTTTATTCAGGTCGTCATCAATCCACGCCGATTCGGCGACAAGGCATTCGCGCCAAGTTTCGGTGTCGTATTCTTCGCCATCGCTTTCATCTTGGTAGGCTTTGGCAATTTTTGCCGCAAACTGCAAGCACCGCTCTTTGTTGGTCTCGTAGTTCTTGCGCTCTCGGTCGTACAAGTATTCTTGGTACTCTTCCCACTTCTGCGCCGCGTCTTCCTGTGCGTAGTAGCCCGCCATTCCCCAATCGGGGGATGTATAGCCGATGTTCATTTGATAACCTCACAAGTGATTGATGGCGATGATGTGATTTTTAATTTCGTGCCGTCGGGGAAGTAGTAGAACATGGCTTTTTCTGTTGCCAGTCCCAGTTTCCCGCCGATGAATGAAATTGTTTCTATGGTGTCTCTGTAAAGTTGGGAAGCTGTGAATCCTGCTTCGACCATGTCGTCAAACCCTACCTTTACCCATTGCGCCTTGTTGTTGATGTGTTTGCTCATATCAAGCATTTTGCGTTTCCTCGCGTTGTTGTCTTAATCAAGAGGTCGGGGCTTACCGTTTCCGCGCGCCGTTGCCCTGCCGTGTGTAGTCGATTTGTGCCTCCGCGTTGGCGGTAGCTCGCCCAAGCCCTTGATTAAGCCGCCTGTGTTTCAAAGCGGCTCTGTTTGCGCTGCGGGTCATTGTCTTTTCGGCTTCCCGCCTGCCTGTAACCGTTTGTTCGACTTCCCCCATGCCTATCCATGTCTTCCTATCGGCTTTCGCCTACCTGAAGGGCGGTTACTGCGTTTCCTGATTTTTAAAGAGCAGATTAAGTTTTTTTATTGAAGCCGCCTCGCTTGAAGCGGCTTGGGTAAGAAACTTAGATTGGACGAATGAATGTTGTCGGTTGGGCGTTGATGACTGCTTGGCATGCTTCCAAATATGTTTTGAACTCTTTTGCTACTCCGCCGTAAATTTGTTTGACAATGTATTTTTTGTGTTTGCGACCTGCTTCAAAAATCTGACCGATAGTGCATTCTTGGTTGATTGAGTAATCTTCAAATTGCATGGCATTTGCGATGTGTTTCATTTTGATTCCTTTCGGGTGGTGTCTGTTTTGTTTCGATGCGTGCAGTATAAACTTTTTATACTTAAAGTCAAATATATTTAGCCTTTAAAGTGTTTAATTTTTATACTTTATTGTTTTTAAATGAAATTAATTTTATACAGGCGCAAAAAAA